CCCGGAGAGGCTGACCGTCAAAGCATATATATAGGGCGGGGCGGGGAGTTGTTCCCCGCCACGCATTATGTAGCCGGTTCCTGCCCCAAAAGGAGTGAAAACCGCGTCCGTATGCCCCAAAAACCGCTTTTTTGACGGAATTTGAGTGTTTTGGGGAGCATTTGGCCTTTTCGCCAGGTCAGGCAAATACGTTGCGCTTGCAATTCGGGTTGACCAAGTATTATATTCAAGTATTATATTATAAAAAGCGACGGATTCGAGAGCCTTTTGGCGTTATGCAAGCGGATGGAAGAGACGCAGGCGACCGGGCGCAGCGCTACATCAACAAGATGGCGCCGAACGACGCGCCGACAACCTACCTGAAGAACGCATACCAGCGACTTATAGACGCGGTGGAAACCAAGGCGGGGACGGGGGCGGTGGAGAACGCGCTGAAGGACGCCATGAACGCCAAGGTCAAGTACAACGCGGAGCGCATCAGCCGGACGGAGATCGCGCGGTCGTACAACGAGGCGTTCAACGCGCGGATCGCGGACAACCCGGAGGTCACGGGGTACAAGTGGCTGCTGTCGTCGCGGCACGTCATCGAGGACGAGTGCACGATGCTCGCGGAGCTGGACAACGGGCAGGGGGCGGGCGTGTATCGGAAGGACGACTTCCCGACCATACCGGTACATCCGAACTGTATGTGCATGAAGGTGGAGCACTACGGGAAGGCGCCGCCTTTGACGCAGTTCAAGACCGTTGTGGCGTATTTAAAAGAGCAACCCCTTGAGCGGAGGGCGGCGTTCATAGGGAAGGCTAACGCGCAGCATTTGGCGCTTTTTAGGCGGGGTTTGGCGCAAAGAGGGCTGGGAATAGAAGGCCAAGGGACGATTCGGCGGGTGCCGCAGGATTTGATCGCGCCGAAGCCTATAGAAAATAAAATAGCGGAAGGATTGACTTCCGGCGGTGCGGGAGGTATATTAGATAGTATGGGCGCGGATTTCGGACTAATAGAGGGCGAGCATAGCATCCAGCAGGATTTGGCGGCGGTGAACCCTAAGTTCAGAGACGGGCGGGATGAGTATACGCTTAATTGCGGCAACTGCACGGCTGCGTATGAATTGCGCCGTCGAGGTTTAGATGTTGAAGCTAAACCGCGAATACTGATGCGTACAGATGAGTGGGCGGATTTGTTTGAGGGTTTTCAACAACAAAAACCGACAAGTAGAACAAAGGTTAAGGCGATAGTGGAAATAGAGCAGAATGCACTTTCTTGGGGAGAGGGCGCAAGGGGTACGGTTTTTGGCAAGTGGGATGACAACGATAAAGTGGGTCACTTCTTTTCGGTAGAAGTGAGCGGCGGCAAAGTTTTGTTTGTTGATTCGCAAAGTAACAGGGCTGACGTAAAAAGGTATCTTAATATGATGAAGCCGTCATCTTTAATATTCGGTCGACTTGATAATTTAGGACCGAATAGTAGCATATTAAACGCCGTAAAAGCGAGAGGAACGGTGCTATGATAACGTTACAAGAAGCATACATTAAAGCGAAAATGTCAGCCAAATGGTGCGAAAGCGCTTATTTGTTGGATTGCGTTGATTTCGGCGATTTGTGGGGCTTTGTGTTTTCGCCATACGCGCCGGGTGTTTCCGCAGGAGGTGGGGGCTTTACAACGGTAAATAAAAAGACGGAAGAAATAGGTCTCTATGTACCGCACGAAGACTTTTGCGAGTTGTTAGCTAAAGCTAAAAATATTCCGCTCAAACAACTTGAAGGCTTGATCCGACCGGTAACAAAGACAAAGAAAAAGCGGAATCCCTTACCGACGGTAGCCGTTGCTTCTTGAAGTGAATTGTGATGATAATATTCTTAGGAGATACGCAATGTGCTTTAAAATCTGTCCCGACTGCGGCCGGCAGTATCCCGAGACCGCCAACTACTGCCGCGCTTGCGGCCTCAAGCTGGAAAAAAAGGAAGTAAACCGTTGCAGCGAGAACAAGGGCGCGATGTGCCGCAAGCTCGTATTTCACGACGACGACCTGTACTGCGAGTGCTGCGGCGCGTTGACGACTTTCGCCGCCGCGCGCGCCGGCCAGCGGCCGCCGGAGATAAAGAGCGTACCTGTATTTTGACGCGCTCCGTAGCCGTCTGATCCCCTCCGGTCGGCCCCTCCCCTCCGAAAAAAATATTTGACTTTCGGCGCGGAAAGCGGTATATTAGATAAAGAGGGGGTAAAGGTTGTGGAACTTAGACGAATAGAGGGCACGTGGAGCGATAAAGAAAATTTGGAGGCGATAAACCCCGATTTTTGGACGCGGGACGAAAAGTATATAACTAATTGTGGAAACTGTACGGCGGCTAACGAGTTGCGCCATCAGGGTTATGATGTCGAGGCTAGGCCCAACTTAACGGGTGAAGGAATGTCTATTGATAAATTTGCGGATATGTTTGATGGGGCTAAGGTACAGAATGCGTCCAAGCTGTCAACAACGGAAGTACCGAGTGAAATGATACATAATGTCGAGTGGGATATATTGACTTGGGGGGAAGGGGCTAGAGGTGCAATTAGGGGGAATTGGGTTATTTCGGGCGATGGTCACCTCTTTTCATTAAAGGTATGTAATGGCGTTGTTAAGTATGATGACGGGCAAAGCGGCGAGGAAAGCGTAAAGCATTTGGAGCGTATGAAGCCGCAGACTGTAGCATACGTTAGGCTCGATAATACAAAGCCTAACAATAATGTTTTAAACGCTGTAAAAAACAGGAGGACATTATGATAACGCTACATGAAGCGTACTTGAAGGCAAGAAAAGAGCGTGAGAAGAAGGGGCACACTCGTTTGAACTTCTGCCGGGACTATGGGACTTTCTGGGGATTTCTTTTTGTACCCCCCTTAGACGAAAACTTGCTAAAAGACCTCAATGGCCTTGTAGATGTCACCGTAAACAAAAATACCGGAGAGATAAGTTATTTCAACCCGATAATGGATTTAGACTTATTTGAAAAAGCGACCCCTGTACCCATAGAGCAGTTCGCCGAATACAACGTTGCAATTTAATAGGCGTTTTTGTATGGGCGGGTTTTGTGCAAACCCGCCTTGTTTTTTATAATCCCGCTCAGACATCGGCGGTAGTTTTCGGCGTTCCGTATAGGGCTTCGCGGCCTATTGTTGACCGGTCTGTGTACAGGCGCTCGTTCCGGGGAACTTCGGGCGCTTACGTGGCAAGACATCAATTTTAACACTGGCCTAATCAACATAATATATAGCCGTCTCCCCAGAAAAATAAAAAAAATTTGACATTCCGCCTGCGCAAAAATTAATTTACGTCATTACACAAAAAAACAAAAAACACAAAGGAGAGTGGAATCATGGCAGGAAAGCAACTGTCTTTTGACGTATCAGCCCGTGAAAAGCTGCTTAAGGGGGTGGACGCCTTGGCCGGCGCGGTTCGCGTGACTTTGGGTCCGCGCGGCCGCAACGTTGTATTGGACAGGGGGTTCGGGTCGCCGCTTGTTACCAAGGACGGCGTCAGCGTGGCCAAGGAGATAGAGCTTGACGACAAGTTCGAGAACATGGGGGCGCAGATGGTGAAGGAGGTCGCCTCCAAGACTTCCGACGCGGCGGGGGACGGGACGACGACCGCCACCGTTTTGGCGCAGGTGATCGCCCGTCTCGGCATAAAGAACGTTACCGCCGGGGCCGACGCCATGGCGGTCAAGCGGGGGATCGATAAGGCGGTCAAGGTTATCGTCAAGAGGCTTAAGAAGGATTCCAAGCCCATCTCCGGGAAGAACGAGATCGCCCAGGTCGGCGCTATAAGCGCTAACAACGACACGGAGATCGGGGATTTGATCGCCAACGCAATGGATACGGTCGGCAAGGACGGGGTTATCACGGTGGAGGAGGCCAAGGGGATAGATACTAATTTGGAGGTGGTTGAGGGGATGCAGTTTGACCGCGGCTACACATCGGCCTACTTCGTGACCAACGGCGACACGTTGGAGTGCGAACTCGACGACGCGCTCATCCTGATATACGACAAGAAGATCAGCGGCATGAAGGACATGCTTCCCATTCTTGAGAAGGTTGCGCAGATGGGGCGGGCGTTGCTCATCATTGCCGAGGAGGTGGAGGGCGAGGCGCTGGCGACTCTGGTATTGAACAAGCTGCGCGGCACGCTGAAGATCGCCGCCGTCAAGGCTCCGGGGTTCGGCGACAGGCGCAAGGCGATGCTTGAGGATATCGCGGTGCTGACCGGCGGGGAGCTTATCTCCGATGAGGCCGGGTACAAACTTGAGAACGCGACCGTTGATTTGTTGGGCAAGGCTAAGAGGATTGTTATCGACAAGGATAACACCACTATAATAGAGGGCGCCGGCAAGAAGCATGACATCAAGGCGCGTGTGAACAGCATAAGGAAGCAGATTGACGACACGAAGTCCGACTATGACCGCGAGAAGTTGCAGGAGCGTCTCGCGAAGCTCGCCGGCGGCGTGGCGGTTATAAACATCGGCGCGGCGACGGAGTCGGAGATGAAGGAGAAGAAGGCGCGTGTGGAGGACGCCTTGCACGCGACCCGCGCCGCGGTGGAGGAGGGGATAGTCGCCGGCGGCGGCGTGGCGCTGATAAGGGCCGCTTCCGATTTGGATAGTTTAAAGTTGCATGGCGACGAACAGGTAGGCGTTGACATCATCCGCCGCGCTTGCGAGGAGCCGTTGCGTATGATAGTGACCAACGCGGGCTTGGAGGCTTCGGTTGTGGCCAACGAGGTAAAGAACGGCGAGGGCGCTTTCGGCTTCAACGCTTACACCGGCGAGTATGAAGATTTGATCAAATCAGGCGTGATCGATCCGACGAAGGTGACCCGCACCGCTTTGGAAAACGCCGCGTCCATAGCCGGTTTAGTGTTGACCACGGAGTGCGTGATCTGCGACATACCGGTAGAGACATGCTCCGCCCACGGCGGCGGCATGCCCGATATGGGCGGGATGGGCGGTATGGGAGGCATGGGCGGCATGGGCGGGATGGGGATGATGTAATGTCAGGCGCGAAGAATAGGAAGACTAAGTCGATGAGGGCGGCGCCTGCTGAGGCGT